GCAGAACTCAGCCGAGCCAAGACGCTCGAGACGCTCGGCAAGGTTGACGAGACAGCCCAGAACATGGCGCTCACAAATGCAGAGGCCGTGCAGGAGATTCTGCGTGGCCAGATCATTCAGCCTGTTGTCAGGTAAATGAAAAAGCGCGAGAATGTGATAAACGGCATCCACCCAGCCGTGTCAATGGGTGAGTTTGATGGGGTCAGAGAATGAGTAAAAAGGCAGTATCAGGAGATGAAAGCCAAGACGACGAAACCGTAGTTATTGAGGACGAAGGCCAAGGCTCTGAGCAAGAAACCAGCGAGTATCAATCCACTGGTGACCAGGGCGATGGACAGAATGCCGAAGATGGCGAGGGCGAATCGGACGAGGTGATTGTCTCCATTGGTGAGGAAGCGCCACCTCCCGAAGAACAGACTCACGCGCCTGAATGGGTGCGCGAGCTGCGTAAGACGAACCGAGAATTGCAACGTCAAAACCGCGAGCTACATAGCAAGCTGCAGACAACCGCACAGACTGAGACCAAGCCGGTCGTGCTGGGACCAAAGCCGAAGCTGGAAGATCACGACTACGACGCTGACAAATTCGAGGAGGCACTGGCTGGTTGGTTTGAGCGCAAGCGAAAAGCCGATGAGATGCAGGCTGCGCAGGAAGCTGAAGTTATGAATCAGCAGAAGGCGTGGAAGGCAAAGCTGGATGGCTACGGCAGGGCGAAAGCCGAGCTGCGAGTCAAAGATTTTGAGGATGCCGAGGCCGTGGCCCAGGAACTCTTCAACATCACCCAGCAGGGCGTGGTGCTTCAAGGTGCAGATAACCCTGCGCTCGTCATTTACGCACTCGGCAAGAATCCGAAGAAGGCCAAGGAGTTGTCCGACATCAAAGACCCCGTGAAGTTTGCCTTTGCGGTAGCGAAACTGGAGAAAGAATTGAAAGTTACCAACCGTAAGGCAGCCCCGCCACCCGAGAGAATAGTGTCAGGAACTGGCCGAGTATCTGGGGCGGTGGACTCAACCCTTGAACGGCTGCGAGAAGAAGCGGCTCGTACTGGCAACATGACAAAGGTCATCAAGTACAAGGCGCAAAAGCGTGCAGCTTCAAAATGACATTTTTTAGGAGTTAACCATGTCCAATAGTTTCTCGAAAGAAGAGCGCGTTGCGTTTGAAGACATCCTCGAAGGTTTCCAAGACCTGCTGGTGCTGTCGCGTCACGTGAACATCTACAACACCGACCAGACGATGATGGCTCGTACCAACGACACCATCTGGCGTCCGCAGCCTTACATCGCGCAGTCCCAGAACAGCACTCCTGGCACTCCCGTGACGTATCAGAACATGACCCAGTTGGCTGTTCCTGCAACTCTGGGTTTCAGCCAGACCGTGCCCTGGACCATGACCACCCTCGACCTGCGCGATGCGCTGCAAGAAGGTCGTCTGGGCGAGTCTGCCAAGCAGAAGCTGGCCTCCGACATCAACGTGGCGATCATGAACGTGGCGGCTGCCCAAGGCACGCTGGTTGTTCCTGTGTCCACCGCTGCCGGTGACTACGATGACGTCGCCCTGTGCGACACCATCATGAACGAGCAGGGCGTGCCTGACTACGACCGTTTCCTGGGCCTGTCCAGCCGTGACTACAACGGTCTGGCCGGTAATCTGTCCCAGGCTTCGCGTTCGTTTGGAAACCAGAAGTCGGATCGTGCTTACGAGCGCAGCTTCGTCGGTATGGTCGCTGGCTTCGACACCTACAAGTTCGACTACGCCAACCGCATCGCTGTGGCCGGTGGTGGCACGACCACCATCGACACCACTGGTGCCCAGGCTCAGTACGTGCCGCAGGCCACCTCGACCGCTGTCGGCGGCCAGATCAACGTGGACAACCGCTACCAGTCTGTCGTCGTGAACAACACGGTCGGCGTGGTTGCTGGCGATTGCTTCACCATTGACGGCATCGAGGCAGTGCATCACATCACCAAAGTGTCCACTGGCCGCCTGAAGACCTTCCGAGTCATCAGCGTGACCAACAGCACCACGATGGTGATCAGCCCTCCGATCATCGCGGCCACCGCACCGGCCACCGATGCAGAGCTGCAGTACAAGAACGTGCAACTGGTTGCCGCTTCTGCCGCTGCACCGCTGAACTGGCTGAACACTGGCGCTTCGGCGATCAACGTGTTCTGGCAGCGCGATGCTCTGGAAATCTTGCCTGGCCGCTATGCCGTCCCGTCCGATGCTGGCACCGCAGTGATGCGTGCCACCACCGACCAGGGCGTCGAGCTGGTGATGCAGAAGTTCTACGACATCGACAGCATGGTGATCAAGTACCGCCTCGACACCCTGTTCGGCGTGGTCAACAAGCAGCCTGAAATGTCCGGCGTCTTGTTGTTCAATCAGCCCTAAGCTGAGCTAGAGAGGAAGGGGCTTCGGCCCCTTCTTCTTTCCACATTTCAAGGAGCGCATCATGCCGTTGACCAAGGGTTATTCGCAGAAGTCCATCAGCAAGAACATCTCCAAGGAGATGAAGTCTGGCATGCCTCAGAAGCAGGCCGTGGCCGTGGCCCTGTCCACTGCACGCAAGGCTGCAATGAAGGCTGGCAAGCCCAGCAAAGCACCTGCAAAGGCCAAGAAGTGAAGCAGGGTCTCTACGCCAACATTCACGCCAAGCGCGAGCGCATCGAGCGCCAGAAGGCCGCAGGCAAGACGCCTGAGCGCATGCGCAAGCCTGGCACAAAGGGCGCACCGACCAAGGCCGCATTCGTGGCGTCGGCCAAGACAGCAAAGGCAAAGAAATGAGCGTGTTCCCCTCATTGGTCTACAAAAGCCCAGGCATCTACCAAAAGCCAAACGGGAAAAGCTACGGCTTTGCCAGCGTACAAAGCCAGGAAGAACTGGACGAGAAGCTGGCCGATGGCTGGTTTTTGTCGGCTGCAGAGGCCATCGAGGCGGCAGGCGACAGCGCATTTCCTCCGACCAAGCCCAGGCCAAAGTGGGCGATCAAGCCCGTCAAAAAGAAAAAGCCAGCCAGGCCGCTGGACTGGCGCGAGCAGGCCAAGGCCAAAGCCGCTGCCGCAGCAGTTGTGCCGGTGGCAGAGCCTGAGCCGAAGCAGATCGAAGACGATGCACCGCCAACCCGTGAAGAGCTGGAGGCCAAGGCCACAGAACTCGGCATCCGATTTGATGGTCGCACAAGGGACAAAAAGCTGGGACAATTGATCCAAGATCGGCTGTCCGAGCAAACGGGAGAATGACATGGGATGGACCAAGCGCCAATTCATCGAGCAAGCCTTCGACGAGATCGGCTTGGCCTCCTACGCCTTCGACCTCGGCCCAGAGCAGATGCAGTCAGCACTGCGCAGGCTTGACACCATGATGGCCGCATGGAATGCTCTGGGCATCCGGCTGGCTTACCCGCTGCCATCAAGCCCACAGGACAGCGACCTTGACGAGCAGACCAACGTGCCGGACAGCTCCAACGAGGCCATCTACACCAACTTGGCCATCAAGCTGGCCCCGAGCTACGGCAAGCAGGTGATGCCAGACACCAAGGCCACGGCCAAGGAGTCCTACAACACGCTCCTGTCCCGTGCGGCCATGCCGATGGAGCAGCAGATGCCTGGGACCATGCCATCCGGTGCAGGCAACAAGCCCTGGCGCGTCTACGACGATCCGTTCTTGCGCCAACCCGTCGATCCACTCCTGGCAGGCCAGGACGGGCCACTCGAATACAACTGAGGACAACCAGCCATGCCAACGATCAATCAACTTTCACCACTCACGCAGTTATCTGGTGGAGACCAGTTCCCGATCTACGTGCCGAACAACGGCGACGCACGCAGGGTCTCGGTCACGCAGCTCCTGCAGTATTTCCAGCAGACGTTTGCAGCCCCGACGGTATCCACCAATCTGTACACGCCTGGGACCGGATTCAACATCACGGTTCCGACGCCAACCACCGAGCAGCAGTGGATGCTGATCCAGCCTGCTGGCACCTTGGCCGCTGGCACGGTCACGCTGCCGCTGAATACTGGCGTGCCTGATGGCACCCAGGTGCTGGTGACCACCACCCAGATCATCACCAGCTTCACGCTGGCCTTGAATGGTGCGGCGGCATCCTTTGGCGCACCGACCACGCTGGCCGCTAATGCCTTCTTCACGATGCGCTACTACCAGGCCACGAATTCTTGGTATCGGGTGGCCTGACATGGCCACGAAAGACAGCCGCCTGGCTCGCGTTGGAGTGGAGGGCTACAACAAGCCCAAGCGCACGCCATCGCACCCGACCAAAAGCCACGTTGTCGTGGCCAAGGTCGGCGACCAAGTGAAGACCATTCGCTTCGGCCAGCAGGGCGTCTCAGGCAGCCCAAAGAAGGAAGGCGAGTCCAATGCCGACAAGGCTCGGCGCGAGTCTTTCAAGGCCAGGCACGCTGCCAACATTGCCAAGGGCAAGATGAGTGCTGCATATTGGAGTAATCGCGTGAAGTGGTAAACAATCCAAAATGGTGCTACAGTGTTCCAAAGGAGCAATGTATGCCAAATGGACTTCTAAAGTATGAGGTGCGGTGTCCAAACTGCGAGGAAAAGAGAATGGTTCGATCTGATGTCCTATCGAAATTGCAGAAAGAAGGAAAGCCTTTGATCTGTAAACCGTGCCATAACAGGCTGCGGTTCGATGGACGAGACCACCCGCGCAAAGGCACTGGCGTGAAAAATGACCCAGCCTTGTCAAGGACACGCGCAAGCTACTACAAGGCAAGACAGCGCAGCCTGGCTGGCGCAAAACACCACGCATGTTATGCCGAAGTGGAATTCAGATTTGTTTCATTGCAGCAACTAATTGATTGCATTGGCGTTAGGCCTGAAGGCATGACGCTTGACCGCATTGATCCTCTTGGCCACTATGAGCCAGGCAATGTGCGATGGGCCACAATGGCGCAACAAAACGCAAATCGTCTGCCCCGTGGCTACTGGCAAAAGCAAAATCAAATGGCGGCTTAAATGCAAGTTCCAATCCTCTCCGGCATCTACGCTGACAACACGCCAGAACTGCGCACCGCATACCCTGTGAACATGGTGCCGGTGCCAAAGGCGTCTGGCATCAGCAATGGCTTTCTGCGGCCTGGCGACGGCATCGTGGCCAACGGCACAGGCCCAGGCGTTGACCGTGGCGGCATCAACTGGAACGGCGTCTGCTATCGTGTCATGGGCACCAAGCTGGTGACCGTGGCCAGCAATGGCACTGTGACTGTGCTGGGCGATGTTGGTGGGCCAACCACAGAGCTGGTGACGATGGACTACAGCTTCGATGTGCTGGCCATTGCGTCCGGTGGCCGCCTGTACTACTGGATTCCGGTCAACACAACAGCGACATCGGTCTGGAACCCAACAGCTCCCATCTTGCGGCAAGTCACAGACCCAGACCTTGGCGTGGTGCTTGATGTGGTATGGGTGGATGGCTTCTTCATGACCACCGACGGTGCCAATTTGGTCGTCACTGAGCTGTCAGACCCGATGCAGGTCAACCCGCTGAAGTACGGCAGCTCCGAGGTTGATCCAGACCCTGTGGTGGCACTCATCAAGCTGCGCAACGAGGTCTATGCCCTCAATAGCAACACGCAAGAGGTGTTTGACAACGTGGGCGGCGCACTGTTTCCTTTTCAGCGGATTGACGGCGCACAAGTTCAAAAAGGTGTGATTGGCACGCACGCTTGCTGCACCTATCTGGAGCGCATCGCATTCTTGGGCGGTGGCCGCAACGAAGCGCCAGGCATTTATCTTGGCGCAGCAGCAACCACCCAGAAAATCAGCACGCAGGAGATCGACACCCTGCTACTGCAGTACACCGAGGCGCAACTGGTCAAGGTTAAGCTGGAGGCACGCAACGACAAGGCGCACCAACACCTCTACGTTCACCTGCCAGACCGCACGGTGGTATACGATGCCTCGGCCAGCGAGGCGCTTGAGCAGCCCGTCTGGTTCACTCTGACCACGGCTGTGGTCGGCTTTGCTCAATACCGCGCACGCAATCTGGTCTGGGTCTATGACAAGTGGCTGGTAGGCGATCCGCAAAGCAGCAACATCGGCTATCTGGTGCAGGACACCGGCCACCACTGGGGACAGCAGGTGCGCTGGGAGTTCGGCACGCTCATCGTTTACAACGAGGGCAACGGCGCGATCTTTAACCGCCTTGAGCTGGTCGCATTGACCGGCAGCGTGGCGCTGGGCAAGAACCCGCAAATCAGCACCAGCTACAGCGTCAACGGCCTGTCCTGGAGCCAGGACCGCAGCATCAGCGTCGGCACCATTGGCAACACCGCCAAGCGCCTGGCTTGGTTCCAGCAGGGACACATGCGCAACTGGCGCATCCAGCGCTTTCGTGGCGACAGCGATGCCCATGTGTCGTTTGCAAGGCTTGAGGCCCAGATCGAGGCATTGGCGTACTGATGGCAACCGCACCCGTCTCCCGCAGGCTGAACCTGACACGCGACCAGCTCGCGCAGTTTCTGACCGACCAGCAGCAGATCAGGCAGTTCGAGCTGCTGTTTGCTGCTGTGGACGAGCTGCAGGCCATTGTTGGCACCGACTTCGAGTACCAGGCCGACACAGCGGCAGCCACGGCCAACGAGGCTCTGGCCCAGATTGCAGCACTGGCGCAAGACACAGCCGTTGAAGATGCAGTTCTGAACGCCAAGATTCAGCAGGCACTGGACGCGATTCCAAGGCTGGCCCAAGTGCTCAACCTGCTGGCTCTTGCGCCAGTAGAGCAGCACAACAACTCGGTCACCACCGACTACATCGACTTCAATACCAATGCACCTGATCCGGCCACGAAGGTCGGCAGGTTGCACTGGAATGGTGGCTACACGCTCAACCTGGACATGACGCCAAACGTCAACCAGTCCATTGGCGAGTCGCAGTACTACTACATCAAGGCCTCGGCCAACATTGCCAAGGGGCAACTGGTGATGTTCGATGGCGCTGTAGGCTCGTCTGGCGTGCTCAAGGGCAAACCATCGACCGGCTTGACCAATGGCCAGCTTGTCATGGGCGTGGCGGCAGAGGCCATTGTGCTGAACGACTTCGGCTTGGTCTCCAGTTTCGGTCTGGTGCGAGGATTCAACACCACAGGCACGCCTTATGGCGAAGTCTGGGCAGATGGCGACATCCTGTACTACAACCCATCGTTTGCTGGTGGCCTGACAAAGAATCTGCCACAAGCCCCAATCCCTCATGTGGTGGTGGCTGCGGTGGTCAATGCTGGGTCTGGAGGATCTGGCTCCGTATTTGTCAGGGTTCAAGCTGAGCCGCTGGTCGGCCAACTTTCAGACGTCTACGCTCCAACACCGGCAACCGGCGACGTCCTCATTTACGATGGCGTCCAGCAACGCTGGGAGAGTGGGCCATTGACGTCAGCCGCCTTACCTGCATTTGTCAAATCTAACTTGGTGCTCACATGGCTTTCGATGTAATCACCCCAACCAAGCTGGGCCAGGCTGCGATCACCACTGGCGTGACCACGCTTTACACGGTCCCAGCCAGCACTCGCACGCTGCTCAAAGAGTTCAGTATTGCCAACACCACGGCAGCGGCCATCAATGTGCGGGTGTTTCTGGTGCCTTCTGCTGGCACGGCAGGCACGACAAACGCCTTCCTATACGATGTGTCTGTACCGGCCAACAATGCCCTGCAGTACAACGGCGTGCAGGTTATGAACGCAGCCGAAACCATCCAAGTTCAAGCAGCATCGACAGGCCTGACAATCACGGCCAGCGGTGCTGAAGCCACATAAGGAGCATGACATGACCGTAACCATCAAGGTGCTGATTCCTGCCAAGCAGGCCGAGAACAGCCAGACAACGCAGTACACGGCGACGAACTGCAAGACCATCATCGACAAATTCACGGCCACCAACACCAGCGCAGGCAACATGACCATCAGCGTCAACTTGGTGACCAGTGGCGGCAGCGCAGGCGCGAGCAATTTGATTGTGGACACCCGTGCCATCGCACCAGACGAGACCTACACTTTTCCCGAGCTGGTGGGCCAGGCCTTGGAGCCTAGTGGCTTCATCTCCACCGTTGCAAGCGCAGCCACATCGTTGACAATCCGCGCATCTGGCCGCGAGATCACCTGATAGGAGTAAGACATGGACTACGCAAAGATGCCGAAGATGATGATTTCTGGGTTTGGCGGCATTCCCTATGAGGAAGAGTTCCTGACCACAGCCGAGAACAAAAAGAACACCCAGGTCGCCATCGACGACTGGATGCTCGGACCTGAGAACCCAAGCAACGAGCCGACAGCCAACAAGACTTTCTGGGTTGCAGTCGGCAAGGCCATGCAGTGCGATGAGAAAGAGGCCCGTCGGCGGCGCTGCTCGAACTGCGAGTATTACGACAACTCGGTCGAGATGCAGCTCAAGATGGAGCGCATCCCGCGCAATGAGTGGGACACCGACGCTGGTTTCAGGGGCTACTGCGAAAAGCTGGAGTTCATCTGCCACGATCTGCGGGTCTGCCAGGCCTGGGAAGAGCGCGAAGACGAAGAAGATTGACGAGATGTCGAAATGTGGGAAAATGCAGTCGCTGAGCCTATCGAGCCGCCAGCAGCTCACCCTGAAGAGGAGCTGCGCATGACTGGTGTCGATTGGCTGAAGGAGAACCTGCAAAGGTCTCTTGCGCTTCCTGCGCCAGCCGTCGAGTGGCTGCTCATGCTCTATGGTGCCATTCAGGTCTTTGACGATGTGGCCGATGGTGATCCAGTCGAGCGCGAAGACCTAAATGCGGTGATCTGGAACAGCCTGGTTGGCATGGGCCAGAACGCATTCTGGCAGGCAAACGCACCAACACTCTCTCCCATCGTTGCCTCAATGATTCTCAAATGGCAGGCATCTGACCAGGCCGAGCGAGCAGGCAAGGCCGATGCGCGATCATTCGTCTGGCGTGCCGGATACTATGACGTTGTGCTGATCGCTGTGGCGCTGTGCCACGGCACACAGCGTGCTACAGAAGCGGCGTCTCAAGTCATGGGACTGTATGGCGAGACGCTCGAAGACTACATGAAGGAGTTCAGCCATGCCTGATCCAGTAACTGGCTTAATCGTTGGAGGC